TCGATGCGGCGGCGGACGCCTTGCTCGGATTGCGCGCGACGAACTGCGGCCGCTTGCGGCTCGTCTCCGACCGCTTCGTGAGCGAGGAGGCGGGCATCTGGACGTATGAGCTCGTCTTCGAGGCCGAGACGCTGGCCATCGAGGATCGCAATCTATACGCCGTGCCGCGTCTGGCGCGCGTGGCGGCCGACTACGACTTCGAACAGGAGGACATCCCATGAAAACCTACCGCTACAGCGGCCCGATGAGCGCCGCCACCCTGCCCGACGGGCGCGACGTGGTGCTCTATCCCGGCCAGACCGTCGAGCTGCCCGAAGACAACGCCTGGGTGCAGACCCTGGCGGCGCTGGGGCACCTGACCGAGCAGGCCGCGCCCGTTCGCCCGGCGCGCACCGCCAAGGACAAGGAGGCGGCATGAGCCCGGATTTCGTCTCGCGCCAGCGCGCCATCCGCCGCGCCATGCTGGGCGAGCTGTACGCCGCGCGCGCCGAGGGGCGCATCGTCTATGCGCGCGACCTGACGGCCCAGGCCGGGCAAGCGGAAGCCGAGGCGCGCTTCGCGCTCGACTATCTGATCGAGGCAGGCTGCGCCGCCTACCGCGGCACCGCCGTGCACATCACCGCGCGCGGCATCGATCGCTTTGAACAAGGAGACTGACCATGCCAGCCAATTTTCTGCACGGCGTCGAGACCATCGAGGTCCTCAAGGGTCCGCGCCCCATCCGCCAGGTCAAAACGGCCGTGGTCGGCCTGATCGGCACCGCGCCGACCGGTGCGGTCAATGAGCCGACCATCGTGCTCTCCGAGCGCGACGCCGCCGCCTTCGGCGATGTGGCCATCAGCCGCGACTTCACCATCCCCGCCGCGCTGGACGCCATCTTCGACCAGGGCGCAGGCACCGTGATCGTGGTCAACGTGCTCAACCCGGCCACGCACAAGAGCGCCGTCACCGCCGAGGCGGTGACGCTGTCGGCCGTGACCGACAGCGCCAAGCTCGCCCACCCCTACGTGTCGTCGGTGGTGGTGAAGAATGGCGCCGGCACGACCACCTACGTGCTCGATACCGACTACACGCTGGACGCCGCCACCGGCACCATCACGCGCAAGCCTGGCGGGGCGATTGCCTCGGGCGCCGCGCTCAATGTGGACTATCAATACCTGAACCCGGCGCTGGTGACCGCCTCCGACATCATCGGCGCGGTGAACGTCGCAGGCAGCCGCACCGGCCTCAAGGCGCTGGACGACACCTACAACCGCTTCGGCTTCAACGCCAAGCTGCTCATCGCCCCGGTCTATGGCACGCTCGCCAGCGTCTCCGCCGAGCTCATCAGCATGGCGCACAAGCTGCGCGCCATGGCCCTCATCGACGCGCCCATCGGCGTGACCGTGCAGCAGGCGGTGCAGGGGCGCGGCCCGTCGGGCAGCATCAACTTCAACACCAGCTCCGAGCGCGCCATCCTGTGCTATCCGCACCTCAAGGTGTTCGATCAGGCCACGGGCGCGGAGCGGCTGGAGGGCATGGCCGCGCGCCTGGCCGGCGTGATCTGCCGCAAGGACACGGAAAACGGCTACTGGTGGAGCCCGTCGAACACCGAGATCATGGGCATCACCGGCACCGAGCGCCCGATCACCGCGCGCATCAATGACCCGCAGTCCGAGGCCAACCTGCTCAACGAAAACGGCATCGTCACCGTCTTCAACAGCTTCGGCACGGGCCTGCGCGCCTGGGGCAACCGCTCGGCGGCCTGGCCGTCGATGACGCATCCGCGCAACTTCATCAACGTGCGCCGCACCGCCGACGTGCTGCACGAGAGCGTGGAGTACTCGATGCTCCAGTTCATCGACTACCCCATCGACAACGGCCTGATCGATGCCATCAAGGAGAGCGTCAACGGCTTCATCCGCACGCTGATCGCGCGCGGTGCGCTGATCGATGGCAGCTGCACCTACGACCCGGCCAAGAACCCGCCCACCGAGATCGCGCTGGGGCATCTGACCTTCGACATCACCTTCATGCCGCCCACGCCTGCCGAGCGGATCACGTTCGAGAGCTTCATCGACATCAACCTGCTGCGCGGCCTGGGAGCACAAGGATGATGCCGCGCGCTATTGTCGAGTGGGTGGCGTGGCGGCTGCTGACAGGTCTATTCCCTCGCTTTCGAGGTGACGCAGTGCAAGGCTTAGTGCTGCTGCCGCTTGAGGAGTCAACACCAGACGCATGGCAATGCCCTCCGCCTGACCGGCGATTGGCTGATAGCACGCCACCGTTAGCTGTCCTGTTTCGGCGTGGTAACTCACGGTCAGCGGCGAATCGACCGGCAGATCAAAAGCCTTCATTGTCTTTCTCCGAATAAGGGATTTCATTATGGCCAACGTACTGATCCACCGCATCACCAACGCCAACGTCTATATGGACGGCTCCAACCTGCTGGGCCGCGCCGAGGAAATCGCGCTGCCACAGGTCAAGGTCAAGATGGCCGAGCACAAGGCGCTGGGCATGGTCGGCACCATCCGCGCCTTCGCCGGCATCGAGGTCCTGGAGGGCAAGATCAAATGGGCCTCGCTCTATGCCGACGTGCTGAAAAAGGCTGCCAATCCCTTCAAGAGCGTGCAGCTTCAGGTGCGCGGCTCGCTGGAGGAGTGGAACACGCCCGCCGGGCGCAACGCGGAAAAGCCCGTGGTGGCCGTGATGCAGGTGCTCTTCAAGACCTTCCCGGCCGGCAGCTTCAAGCAGCACGAAAACGTCGAGGTCGAGACCGAGTTCGATGCCTGGTATCTGAAGCTCTCCGCCGAGGGCCAGGACATCCTGGAGATCGACGTGGCCGCCAATATCTACAAGGCGGGCGGTGTCGATATGTTCGCCACCTACCGCGCCAATATCGGGGGCTGACATGCGCCTGGACTGGGAGTGCGTGCGCGCCATCCTGACGGCGCTGGAGGATGTGCCGGAGCAGGACGGTCGGCTCGCGCCGGGCGACGTGCCCGGTTTCGCCTGGCCGGTGGTGTCCTATCACATCGAGGTGCTGGCCGAGGCCGGTCTCATCAAGGCGCAGTGCGTGCGCGCCCTGGGCGCGCCGACGGCGTGTTTCGCCACGCGCCTGACCTTCGCCGGTCACGAGCTACTGGAAGCCATGCGTCAGACCACGCTGTGGAACCGTATCAAGGCACGGGTGCGCGATGCCGGGCTGTCGATGAGCATCGAGGCCGTCAAGACCGCCGCCTCTGTCGTCATCAAGGAGCTTTTGCAATGAAAGTCGACCTCAAATACCCCATCACCAAGCCTGACGGCAGCAAGGTGGCCAGCGTCACCCTGCGCCGCGCCACCGTTGGCGACTTGAAAGCCGCGCAGCGGCAGGCCGACAAGCCGGAGGACCAGGAACTGGCCTTGATCGCCCGCCTCACCGGCCTGGTGCCGGAGGACGTGGAGCTCATCGACCTGGCCGACTACAAGCGCATCCAGGAGTCCTTTCGCGAACTGCTGGATGCGTGAGGGCGACCTGTGGGCGGGCGCGGCGCTGCTGGCAAGGTGGTTCCGCTTCCAGCCGTCGGAAATCGATGCGCTGGAGGCGGGGGATTTTCTGCGCTGGGTGAAGCTGGCGCAGGAGCAGATCGGGGCCGAGCGCGGCGGCGGTTAGTGCTTCGGCCCGAACAGCTCTGCGGCGGCGCCGAAAACGGCGGCCATGATCGGGCCGCTGATGGGCAGGCAGAGGAAGGCCGCCAGCAGCGCAGCACCCAGGCTGCCGCCGGTGATCAGCACGACCAGCGCGGGCGCGGCCATGGCGGCGCAGACCGCGGCGAGGGTGAGGTTTTCCGAAGACATGGCTAGACGAGTATAGAGCATGGCAGGCGCAACGGTAACGCTCGGGATCCTGGTCACGGCAGCCACCGGGGCGGCGCATGGCGCATTGCAGTCCATCGGCCAGAGCATGGATCGCCTGAAGGCGCGCACGGCGGAGGCCGCCCGCAGCCATGCGCAGCTGGGCGAGAAGCTGGCGCTGGTGGGCCGGCAGAATCGCCCGATCGAGGGCTTGTCCGATGCCTACGTGAAGCTGGGCCGGACGATCGATCAGGCCAGGGCGCATGCCGAACGCTTCGAGGCGGTGCAGGCGAAGATCGCCGGGCACAGGGCCGCCGCAGGCGAACTGTGGGGGCAGGCCGTCGGCGTGGCCGGGCTGGGGATGGCCATGGCCGCGCCGGTCAAGGCGGCCATGGATTTCGAGTCCGCGTTCGCCGATGTCAGGAAGGTCGTCGACGGCACGGACGAGGAACTGAACGGCCTGTCGGCCGCCATCATGCGCATGGGGCGCAGCCTGCCGCTGGCGCATACCGAGATTGCCGCCCTGGCTGCCGCCGGTGGGCAGCTTGGCGTGGCCCTGAAAGACCTGCCGGCCTTTGTTGAGACGACGGCCAAGATGGCGGTGGCCTTCGACATGGGTGCCAACGAGGCCGGCGATGCCATGGCTAAGATCGCCAACGTCTACAAGATTCCCATCGCCGAGATTGGCCGGCTGGGTGATGCCATCAACCAGATCTCCAACGAAAGCCCGGCCAAGGCCAGCGAGATCGTGCGGGCGCTGTCGCGCGTGGGCGGCGTGGCGCAGGCATTCGGTCTGTCTGCCGAGCAGGCTTCGGCCCTGTCGGCGGCCTTCATAGCCATGGGCAAGCCGCCCGAGGTGGCGGGCACGGCAATCAATGCGCTGCTGATCAAGCTTCAAACGGCGGACAAGCAGGGAGCCAAGTTTCAGGCGGCGCTCGCGTCCATGGGCATGTCGGCCGGCGCGCTCAAGCAAGCGATCGGCGAAGATGCGCAAGGCGCGCTGCTGGGCTTCCTGAAGGCGCTGGAGTCCGTGCCCAAGGAGGCGCGCACGGGCGTGCTGGTGGATCTGTTCGGCCTGGAGTACTCAGACGACATCGCCGCGCTGGCCGGCAACCTGGACGTCTACAGGCAGCAGCTCGACGCGGCGGCGCGCGCCCAGGGGTCGATGGGCAAGGAATTCGCGGCGCGGGCGGCCACCACGGCCAACAATCTACAGCTTTTGAAAAACACGGTCTCCGAGCTGGCGATCAATATCGGCTCGGTGCTGCTGCCGCCGCTCAATGGCGTGCTGTCCAGTCTGCGCCCGGTTATCGAGGGGCTGGCCTCGTGGGCCAGAGAAAACCCCGGCGTCGTGTCGGCCATCGGCAAGCTCACCGCCGCGCTGCTGGCATTCAAGGCGGGCTGCCTCGCGGCGCGCGCGGCCTATCACCTCATGTCCATCGGCGTGCTGGGCAGCATCGGACGCATCCAGGCGTTGCGCGCGGCGTGGATCTCCGCGTCGCTGGCGATACAGACGCGCAGCCTCGCGCCCCTGCTGGGCAACGCCGCGCCGGCGGCGGCGGGGTTGCTCGGTCGCTTGCGCGAGATCGTCAATTCCGGCGCACCGCTCAAAGCGGTAGGCTGGCATATGGCGCAGATCGGCGCGCAGGCCAGGGCGTCGGCGCTGGCGGTGGGCGGTGCGCTCAAGTCGGCCTTGCTTGGGGCGGGCAAGGCCATCCTGTGGCTGGGGCGCGCGGTGATGCTCAATCCGATCGGGCTGGCGCTCACGGCGGCGGCGTTGCTCGTCTACAAGTTCTGGGGGCCGATCAAGGGGTTCTTCAAAGGTCTGTGGGACGGCATAACCACTGGACTGGCGCCTGTGGCCGACGCCTTCCGCGCCGCGTTCGCGCCGGTAGCGCCACTGCTCGATCCTGTGATTGGCGCGTTCAAGACCGTCATCGGCTGGGTCGGCAGGCTCGTCTCGGGCGTGGGTGATCTGCTCAAACCCATGGACGATGCGGGCGGCGCGGCAGAGGCGCTAGGTCGCCGCGTCGGGCAAGCCATTGCCAGCGCGGTACAGATGTTCCTGTCGCTGCCGGGTAAGCTGCTTTCGCTGCCTGGCGAGATGCTGCGCATCGGCGGCGAGGTCGTCGCCGGGCTGATCAAGGGCATCAAAGACAAACTCGCCTCGGCGGGCAAGGCCATCGAAGAGCTGGGCGAGAGCATCAAGAGCCGGTTCAAGGGCTGGCTGGGCATCAAGAGCCCGTCGCGCGTCTTCGCCGACTTCGGCCAGATGATCGGCCTGGGCGCGGCGCAGGGCATTGCGGGCATGGCGGGCGCGGTCGGCAAGGCCACGGCGGGGCTCGCGCTGGCGGCCACGACCGCCTTCCAGCCGGCGCTGGCGCTTCCACAGGTTATTGCGCCTGCCAGCGCGCCAGCCGCAACGGTGGAGCCGATCCGTCTGCCGGAGGTGCCGGATGTCGTGCCTGCATTGCATGCGACAAAATCCGCCGCTGGCGCAACGGCATCGCCCGCGCGCGCGGGCGCGCAAGCCGCCATGCAGATCACCTTCGCGCCGGTCATCAACGTCAACGCAGGCGGCAACCCGGCCGCCGTGCGCGAGCAGGTGAGCCAGGCCATGCAGATGAGCTTTGCCGAGTTCGAGCGCCTGATGCGCCGCTATGAGGCCGAGCGGCGGCGCATCGCGCCCGGCGGAGGGTGGATGTCATGAGTCTATACGCCGTGCTGGGCGAGACGGAGCTCGAGGTCATCCAGTGGCTCGATGGCTTCGAGGCCAAGTTCGCCGCCGAGTGGCCCGAGCAAGGCCTTATCGGGCGCAAGAGCCTGATCCAGCACACCGGCTTCAAGCCCGATGAGGTGCGCATCGACGTGCTGCTGCACGCGCAATGGTGCG